TGGCATGAATTAAAAAAGCTACATGACGGTTATTCAGATGTAGAGTTCACAGGTATCATAAAACAAAGTGAAATTGCACAGATACACACTGCTGCAACTTTCTTTCTGTATCCAACCGAGTTCCCAGAGACTTACGGAATCAGTACACTGGAGGCACAAGCGTATAACTGTGTACCAATAACAGCAAGATTCGGTGCACTTGAAGAAGTTGCTGTTGAATTAGCAAGCTGGAAAATTGACTATAGTGTGACTCCCAACGCTGTGTTTCCTAATATAAACAAACAAGAACAAGTAGAAAAGTTTGTGAACATGGTGTGCTTTGCTCATACAAACAGATATCTCACACAACAGAAACAATATTACTGCAACAATGTAAAAGACGTATGTGGATGGGACAGTGTAGCCTTGCAATTCAAGCAACACATCTACGCTGTGTGTGACCTGTATATGCCTGTTGAAGAAACTCGTGAGGCCAATTATATTAACAACCGAGTTCATGAAGTATTCGGCAGACGCATGAGCAACGATGTTGAATGGGGTTCATACAATGCCCCTGAAAGAGAAATCGTTATAGTCAGTCCATACTGGAATGCACAAGATTATATCGCTGACAACATAAAAAGCGTGGCTGCACAAGATTATTACAACTACCGACACATACTCATAAACGACAACAGTGATGACAACAGCTTGGAAATTGTACAGAATACTGTTGATAGTTTAGGAGATATAAAAGACCGGTTTGTTTCTCTCAATAACAGCCAAAATGTTGGAGCTGTGTTCAACCAAATCATGTCAATAAGAGAATTGGTTGACAACCCAGATGCAATAATAGTACTACTTGATGGTGACGATAAGCTTATTGCCAACCCAAATGTCCTAAAGTACATCAACATGCTACACCATAGAGGTGCTGAGTTCACGTATGGTAGTTGTTGGAGTATGGCTGATGATATACCACTTATTGCACAACCGTACCCTCATACTGTGAAACAAAACAAAACATATCGACAGCATCAGTTCACTTGGGGTTTGCCTTATACACATCTAAGAACCTTTAGAAAGAAGTTGCTGGACAACATAGATAACAGTGTGTTCAAAGATCATGATGGAAATTGGTTCAGGGCAGGTGGTGACGTTGCAACCTTTTACAATATATTAGAGGCTGCTGACCCAGACAAAGTGGTTACAGTGAGTGATATACTGTGTATGTATAACGATGCCAACCCACTGAATGACTACAAAGTAAACGCACAGGAACAGAATCAAACTGCTGCCATAGCAAAGAACAATACTACCAAACGTGTGTTGATTGCAGTGCCAGCAATGAAGTACATCGAAACTGACTGTTTCAAATCAATACTCAAACTAAAGATTCCTAACAGATACAAAGTAGACTTTGAGTATTTTTTGGGTGATAACATAGAAGATCAAAGAAATCAAATCAGTGAATATGTATTAGATAATGGCTATGACTATCTGTTCAGTGTTGATTCAGATATTGTGCTTCCTGATGATGCCTTGTACAAAATGCTGAATCATGATAAGGATATTGTCAGCGGCGTTTACATACAAAGAATACCAGGAACACACACAATTGAGCTATACCGTGCAAGAGATAGTGTTAGTAGAGAACATATACCGTATGAAAACATACGTGGCAGTGGACTGATTGAAGTAGATGGTTGTGGTTTTGGGTGTGTGCTGATCAAAAGAAAAGTTTTAGAGAATGTGCCAATACCTCATTTTGTATACAAAGAAGCTCTTGACCATCGTTTCACATATAGTGAGGATGTGCACTTCTGTGTGCAAGCCACTAATCGTGGATTTGCCATATGGGCAGATACACATATACAATGCGAACACATTGGGAGTTTTAGTTTCACTGTCGAGTAACCGGTAAATAATGTTATGCCAAAAATTTCACTGTGGAAGCCCAAGCAAGAGGCTGATTATACTTACATAGATCGTATTGCCAGAGAAAACTTTGATCTTGGTGCCACTGGTGTGTTTGTACACAAATACACCGGGCCTGAGATTGAAAATCAAGAAACCGATGAACTAACAATAGGTGATATTCTGTTATTGGAAAATCGTAACAGAAAGTATGATAGCAGTGTTTATGAACTTCGTGGAGCCTATACACCAGCAGACACTGATCTAGATCTAACACAGTTTGGTATCTTTCTTACTGACGACACTATCAGAATCACTTTTCACCTAAATGATATGGTGGATCGTTTGGGTCGTAAACTAATGAGTGGCGATGTTTTAGAACTTCCACATCTCAGAGAATATTTTGGGTTGGATGAAGAAAAAAGTGCAGTGAATCGTTTTTATGTAGTTGAGGACGCAAGCTATCCAGCAGAAGGGTTTAGTCCAAGATGGTGGAACCATATGTGGAGAGTCAGAGCAAAAATGATCACTGATAGTCCAGAGTTTGAGCAGATTCTAGACCGAGTGGTAAACGAAGATGGGACAATCGGTCCACACGCAGGTGATGATTGCTGTGATGAAACTCTCAGAGACATTCTGAGCCAAGCTGGTCGAGACCAAGAAATAACAGACAGAATCATAGAAGAAGCTGAGAAAGATGTGAAGTATGATCCTCTTTGGTATAGAGCAGATCATCTTTATGTTCAGATGCACCCAGATGGTACTACTGGTATAATCCACAGGAGAACAGGTGATGGTGCACCACCGAATGGTATACAACTGAGTGGTAGCGGAGACACTTTCCCTGATGATCTACAGATCAATGACTTTTTCCTGAGAACTGACTTCCACCCACCTGTGCTATTTCAGAAGATTTCTGACTGTAAGTTCAAGCGTGTTGAGACTGATCAAAGAAAACTACCTTGGACAGCACAGAACAAGCTACTGGATACATTCACTGAAAATGATGAAAGTGTTACCAATGATGATGGGTCTGTTGTTCCAAGCAAACAAGCACTAAGCAAACTAGTTAAGCCAAGGCCTAAAAAATAATGGATTACTTTTTCGACAATCAGTTACGCAGATACTTGTTACAGTTTATACGGATATTCAGTGATATAAAAATTGAAAGTACTCCAGGTGTGTTCAAAAGAGTGCCAGTAAAGTATGGTGATATGAATCGAATGGTTGCAAACATACTGCGTGAAAACTCGCAAAACACAGTTCTCAGTGCACCACAAATGGCTGCGTACATTACCAATCTTGAGTTAGCACCAGAAAGAAGAAATGATACGATGTTTGTAAGAAAGTCAAGAGCAGTAGAAAGAGTATACGACTCAGATAGTGACACTTATGGTACTGAAGCGGGGAACCGCTATAGCATTGAGTCTTATATGCCAGTACCTTACAATCTGAATGTTCAGCTTGATATTTGGACAACAAATACCACAGATAAGTTCCAGATTTTTGAACAAATAATGACTGTTTTTAACCCTTCTGTTCAGATACAAACAACAGATAACGTGTTAGACTGGTCTAGTATATTTGAAGTAGAACTAACCAACATAACATGGAGTAGCAGAGGAATACCTGTGGGAGCTGATAGTCCTAATGACTTTGCATCCATGCAATTCAAAGTACCTGTTTGGATTTCTCCTCCATCTAAAGTCAGCAAGCAAAGAATGATCAAGCAAATCATTACCAATGTTTTTGATACCAGTTTAGAAAAAGCAGAACTCAGAGGCGTCACTGACCCACTACAATCATGCTTCGACAGCATCAAGCAGTTTGTGATAACACCAGGTAACATAAAGATAAGTGTAAATCAAGATCAAACAGTTAGTATATTAGATGATGATTTCAACTGGGTCTCGCTGTTCGCTACATATGGAAATATAGAAGCAAATGAGGGCTTGTTATTATTAAAGACAGTAGATGACTTAGACGATACCAGTGGAGACATATATGGCACTGTTAACTTTGTTGATGAAGACACGGCTGTATTTGAAGTAGATATTGATACGCTACCAACAGCAAATATCACTGTCGATGCTATCATAGATCCATCAGTAAGTTTCCCAGGTAGTGATTTGCCTGTTGCTGTTGCAGGACAAAAGTATTTGTTGATTGATTCACAAGGTATTTCACATAACCAACAAATCATACCACAACAAGCAGCTTGGGGATCTGTAAGTGCATTTGAATACGACATCATTGAATACGATGGTACAAATTGGAATGTGATATTTGATAGCTCCACAGAAAGCGAAAATCAATACTTAATCAATCTTGACGACAATCAGCATTATAGATTCGTAAACTCGCAATGGGTGTTTACTTATGTTGGTGTGTATAACCCAGGATACTGGAGATTAGAAGTGTGAAGTGTGCGTCTGGAGCTTTATTCCTGTGTACGACCACTAACAGAATTCTTCTGAATCTAAGATCACCTCACAAAACACATCGCTTTACTTGGAGTTTATGGGGCGGAATGGCTGAAGGTGATGAAACACCAACGCAATGCTTGTTCCGTGAGATACGAGAAGAAATTGGATTTACACCAGACATTCAGAAAACATATCCATTTGATATATACGAAAGCAAAGACAAGAGCTTTAGATACTATACTTTCGTGTGTGTGGTAAATTCAGAGTTCACACCAAATATAAACCATGAAGCAGTTGGGTACTGTTGGTGTAAATCTGGTGTGTGGCCAAAGCCTCTACACGAGGGTGTAAGAAGTACTTTCACCACACACAAAGGGCAATCACTACTAGATATTATCGCTGACCAACATCGCTAGTTCTGAGTTGAGCATTGCTTTTCATAGTCTTTACAGCAAGGAAACCCAAGAATCTTTAGTTCTTAGGTAGTTGACAACCAGAAAGTGTAAAATCGGACCTTTTAGTGTTTTCTGCCTCTGGCGAAATGTTCAAAGCAAACTCTTTTCTTATGTTCTCAGAGTAGTCATTACCTAATCTGTTGCAGCATAATCCGCAGAACATAGTGAGTCTTTTGATTCAGACAGTATCGTATCTGGACTCAATACTGTATACGATGTTACTGTCTTGCCATTTTTTAATGTTCACTTCTCACTCCCAAATATCCAGTTGGCTCTGTCATCTACCCAAACATCATAAGAAGGTTTGTTCATATGAAGCTCATGATACAAACATCCCCAGTCTGAGAGCTGCTGATGGGTTAGCTCAGTGTGATCTAATCCACTACTCATTCCTCGTGCAGTCCAGTATGTTATATAGTGTCCTTGTTCGTATAGCTGATTCACTTGATCTATTCTATCTTGATAAGGTTGTGCCAGATGGTACATGCCACTCGCTTGTTGCGTACATATTGTACCATCTATGTCAAAAATATACTTCATGTTTGATTCTCAGTCAAAGAAGAACATTTGCCAGAGTCTGGCGTTTTCATGTACTGTACCAAAATACTCTGACGCTGAATGGATACAACTTGCATCAAAAATCACAAGTCTGTTAAACACATTACCAATCACATCAACTGGCTCAAATGGTGTTCCATCAAGGTGTGGATCCCCAGGAACATTGATCCATGCGTCATCCCAACCAGGATCATTGTAAGTTCGTGCTCTGGTCTTTTTATTTGCATGCAGCGTGGTACCACACTGGTACGGTGCGTCTGGTGTAAGAAACAACATACCAGCCCATTTTTGAGAGTCACAGTGATACACTAGTGGTTCTCCAGCCCATGCAATTTGGAATCTTCCATTCATATCATGTTCGTCCCACTTGGTGATGGTATATCCCATGATGTCTTCAAACTCTTCTTTTAGGTCATCAAACAGAAACTGTTCTTTTGACCGTCTACCAATGAATCCTCTACCGAATCCACCCTCAAAGTACTCTTGTTTTAGTGCAAAATCTCTTACTGCATGTGGGTCTTGGTAGAAGTTATCTACTACCCACACACTGCTTGTTGGATTGGTATTGATGTTAAAGTTTGGCTTTTTTGGTTCCACTACTTCTGCTCCTTGATTTTGACCACTAAACATATAGTCTTTGATATTATTCACACAGTCTTGTTTTATTGATGTCATTTTTGACAGTGTAACTGGATCAACCAGATCTGGATGAACCCACCAGTCTTCAAATGTAAACTCATCATTAGGTGATACATCATTTACCACTAACACATAGCCTTTGCTTCTGAGATAATTTCTAGACTTTTCTCTAAATGACTTTGTTGTATCTACTGTGTAATCGTGTTCATATGTGATCACCGCAAACCGATATTCATCAAACGGAATCCTTAGAAGACATTCATATGTGTTTCTTGCTGGTTCAATATCTAGCTGTAGGTAGTCAATTACCTTTGTGTCAAAACTAACACTGAGTAGTTCTTTATAGTCTAGTTGAAGTGCATTAGAGTACCAAACTCTTGTTGGTCTTTGTTCTCTGTATTTTTTTACTAGATCTTCTGATAGTTCAATGGAAACACCTTCCCAACCAAACTCAGACTCTAGCAAAGCTGTGTTATTTCCGTGGAATGGATCACCACCACCAATCTCCAAGAATGTACCATTTTCTTTTCCATTCAGCATTGAGAGCACAAATAAATCTTGTGCTGCTTGAGAATAATTCTTGTTTATTTGTCTACTATTTGGGAATTGATATCTTAGTTTTTCATATTGTGACTTATCATACTGTACATAAGCCTCACTCACGGGGCCAGCACCTAACTTCATCAGATTTGTTTCCACGGCGTTTTTATGAGATCGATCCATTTTGTCCCAATAGTTGTTTGCTAGATCTTGTAATAGTGTTCTTGATTCACTTCCTCTTCCACACCACCAAGCGCTCAGTGCCTTTTGGAATAGCAACCCATATTTGCCTGGATAATCAGACACAGTATTGGTGGATTTTTCAATATTTTGTACACCAACGCACGCAAACATATAACAGTAGAACCAAGCTTCCACTCCGCTGTTTGAGTTTGCATTATCTGTAGCATACAGTTCATAATACTTACTGAGGAAATAATACGCCTCTGGTCTATCAGGTACTAAAGAGATTGCGTGCTGCAAAAGACTTCTAACAGCCATACCTCTCGTTCCTTGTGTGGCAAAGCATTGTGATGCATGTACCAAACAGTCATACGCAAGGAGATCATCTTGCGTCCGTTCTGATGCTCTAATATAAAAAGAAGCTGCGGCAGCGGTTTGCCCCATGCTGTCATAACATCTTGCTAGTTCCAAGTTACGCTGTGGATTTTCTGGGTCTTCGACATATTGATTTAGTAGAGTCTGTAATTCCATAATTCCTTTCACTGAAATTGTTGTTGAATAACATCAATCGGTGTTCTCAATATAAAAGAGAGATTATCTTGATATCCGAATGATATTAGAATAGTATCTTTCTTATGTGGATCATAGCACATACCAGCAGCAAATTCAATATCTGACCCAATAAATGAGAATGTTGGAGACCAAGAAACTATATTCAACCATTTATCCCATAGCACAAATCGATGGTAGTAGGTGTTTTTGTATGGTTGTCCTTCTGGTTGTGTAGTTACTACATCATGAATAAGCGAGATATATCCCGTACCAAAAGGCAACAGGTGTGATCCGCCTCTGAACTCATTTGGTGTACCAACAGAGTCTGAAATCTTTTTCTGTGTTGACTTTCCACTTTTTGGATCTACTGTCACTATTTCTGTTGGGTCACACCATTTCACATAGTGATATGGTTTATCTAAAACAGGCATCCAATTCTTTTCACAATAAGCATCGTGGTCTATTGGATTTTCAATTCTGGTTCTTGACACTTCAACTACTGTGTCTTTGTTTACTTGTATTTCGCTGAGTTCCATTCTGCCTTGGCCGTTCGGTGTGGTGTCTCGCCTCACACCTGATATATACAGTTTCTCACCCCACTTGAATAGTCTTGGGTCTTCTAATCCAGTAAAGTACCATTTGGGTTGGTATGTGTCAAATGCTGATGTGTCTATCTTGTTAATTCTGGTAAGCGATAGATTCTCATCTAATTCACCGTAGAAGTTAGTGGAGTGAGCGCCTTGTGATGTCAACTTTGGATACACATTGAATCCCCATTGATGCTTGAACTTTCCTTTGTCCGCACCATACACAATACAATCAATGTGTCTCATAGTCACCATCAGTTTTCCATCATCATTATACACCGAAGGGTTCATCACTGATGTTCCATTGGTCATGCTTGATGGCACTATGAGGGGATGAATAGACCCACCTTGTTCAAATACTTTTTGTGATAATATCACTTCATCTCCAGTAACTTTAGTGCAAGTGTCTTGGGTAAGCGAACGCAGTATGCTGCGTTGTCTTGGAAACCAAACGTAATCAGTAGACTATCTTCACGATGTGGGTCTTCACACATGCCAGCAGCAAACTCAATATCACCACCCATGAACGAAAACTGCGGAGACCACTTTATCATATTCCACTGTTTATCCCACATCACAAAGCGATGTGTGTAGATGCCATCTTTTCTGCCGACTTCAGAGGTGAACAAATTTACATCATGTGTTAGAGCAAAATAATAATCACCAAAGTCCAACACTTGAGACCCACCCCTGAAACTTGTTGGTGTCCCTTTTAATGAAGACAACTGCACTTGCGTTGTTGAACCGTCGTGTATGTTAACTTTCACCACTTCTGTTGGGTCACACCACTTAACATAGTGATATGGTTTGTTTAGAACTGGCATCCAGTTCTTTTCGCAATATGATTCTTTATCCAGTGGTGGCTCAATCCTTAAACGATTAACTTCTTGAACGCTACTGTCTGTGACTTCCAATTCACATAACTCCATCCTACCTTGGCCGTTTGTTGTTGTGTCTCTCCTCACACCTGAGTGATAAAGATTTCCATTCCATCTGAACAGTCTGGCATCTTCTAAACCAACAAAATCCCACTGAGGTTCATAGTTATCAAACTTACTTGTGTCAATATTAGATATTCTTGTTATCTGCAAATTGCTATCCAACTCAGCATAATAGTTCCAGGTGCGCAAATGCATATCATCTTCAGGGTGAACGTATGACAGTGGACCCCAGTGATGTTGGTGCAGCTTCTTTTCGCTATGAAACAACGTATAGTTGACGTGACGTATGATAGCAATTAGATTACCACTATCATTATATATAGAAGGATTCATTAGTCCTGTGCCATCAGTTAACACAGGTGGAACAAGGAGGGGAACTATTTCCCCTCCTTGTTCGAGAACATATTTTACTAGACTCTTCAAATTACTCCCTTACCATTGACAGACCTTAACAACATCGTCCAGTGCGATTCGTTGCAGCTTTTCAAGAGCACGAACATTCTTGCTATTTCCGAATACCGAAACATCATCAGAATTGATGAGTTTACCAATAGAGACGCGAGAACTCAAATTGCTGATGTCGTTGGTGTCTTTGATAATACCTGACTTTAGTGCACGATCTCGCGCAATGTTACGACCACGCTTTTTAGATCCTGTGTCACGCGAATGTACTACTGAAAAGCCCACTCGAACAACAGCACCATCATTGATAGCTACCGCAGTAGCTGCAAGCTTACCATCAGTGGTATGAAAATGTACAATGTGCTCTTTTTGTGTATTCATTTTTGAATCTCCATGTGTGGATCTATAGTATAGTCAAAGTTTGTGTTATTGTCAACGGTTAATACGTCTGACTATCAAACAACAACCCAAAGTCAGATCAGTATTGATAACCATACATACTATGATTGAGGATCTCTGGTTCGATCTCTAACGACATCTTGTGCATACAGATATGCCAACAAAGGATCTCGCATTATCACTGGCTCTGCTTCAGGCCAGCGACCACTAATGACATCCAGTGCATACTGATATGCCCACAGTGGATCTCGCATTATCACTGGTTCTGCTTCTGGCCAGCGATCACCAATAACACGTCGTGCATATCTACAAGCATATTCAGGGCTTTTGATTATAGTTAGTTCCCCTTCGGGCCACCTACAGTCCATATGCAATAATGAGTACAGATAGGTAATTCCAGGGCTCTTTAGTACTGCAACATGCGTACCAGCAAGTTCTAACATGAAAGCTTCTTTTTCTGTCACATTATCAAATCTTTCATCATCTTTACGAAATACTCTCACTAGTTTTGTCATTTCTAATCACTTACTTGACACAGGTGGTGGCCTACTATGGAACTTAGGTCGTGGATTCTTTTCTTTAAAGGGACATTAAATGCAAACCATAATTTCTAGGATTGAATGTTGATTTGAATTCTTGCATGATATCAAATCATTGAAGCTATGTCAACCCATTCATTGGAAACAGCACATCATTGATGAATCTGTTCGCTACTTCTTCACCACGATGCGCTTTCAGCATTCTGTACGTCTGAGGATTTCGTCTCTGACCTTGTATGTACTTGATCTGCTGTTGTTTGTTTGCCTCATGTGTCTGCGGATCACACTTGGTATTTTTCAGTGTGGATATGTACCTTGGTAGGGTGCTTATTGCAATGTCTATTTCATGGTCAGTTGGTCTACAACACACAAATGATTCACTAAAAAAATCACCCCATTCTGGAACAGGTCTTGGGTTCTCAAACACATGTTCAGTGGCTGGTTTGCATTTTTTTCCAGTTGGTGTGAAGTCAAGAAACATTCCAGTGATTGACCCACTTAGTTCAACCAAGTCAAAACCATATATTGGTGCTGGACAATCAAGTGTTGGCATGATCACCAGATGCAAAACAGATGCTTTTGGATGATCGTACTTTTCTAGATGAGCCCATCTTATCTTGTCACCAACCCAGAATTTATTCTCCCATCCCCAGTCTTCTTCGGATGGTTTCTGTTGGTAGTGTAGATTTAGTAGATACTCCAGTGCATTTGATATCTTTGTTAGTTCTTCACTGTATTGAGTCATAGACTTTTATTACCCATTCAAATGCTTTTTTTGCTTCATCTGCAAACCATTGTTCTTCAGTTATGTGTGATCGTGCTTCTGCAATGCTCACTTGTAGACTATCAAACTGTAAGTGTGAGCATGGGAATTTCAGTTTTTTTGATATATACTGTCCGCCGTACATATCACCAAGATAGTTGACATACAAGTGTGCTTTGACTAGATTATCTGGTAGTGAGTTCACATATTGACTATAGGCTATCGCTTCATTGGTGTACAGATCTGCACTGAACTGTTGATTGACACATCTGATATCTTTTAGTATTTTATGGTACCTTTTTGTGTCTGGATGAAGTTCTAGTCTTTGTTCTATGATGTTGGCTAGTAAAAGTTTTGCTGCAAGGTATTTGATATACTCTTGCTCTGATATTTTTCCTGATATTAATTTTTTGGATGTATCTGTTTGTTCTGCTTGTTTGTGTACTGTTTCAATCTCTTCTTTGAGGTTCACTTGTTTTTCCTTACTGGTCTATAGTGATTATTGTGTCTTCTTCCATTTCTAGCATTTCTTCTCGTGTGCCAGTTACTTTAACATCTTTGATTTTCTCAAACTCCTTTTCTGCTTTGCATGTGTCGTCTTCGTCTTTTTCTGTTACTTTCTCAACACGATAGATATCATCCCAAAATGCGAATGCAGAGTTAGCATGTGCTTTCATTATTTTCTTTAGGTATTCTTTGGTCAAATCAGTGTCTTCATCAATATTAATGAGCACACCGAAGTTGGGATAATCACCACACTGATATGTTATCTGTATGCTTGCTTCATATACCATTTCTACGGTACATGTATAATCGTATGCTCGGTGTTTCATTATGCTCCTCCGTAGAAATAAACTCTTCGTGTTCCAGTTTGTTGTGGCAGCGCCGTATCGAATCCAAAAAAGAATGTCGTGGAGGTTCCAGCGTCATTGTGATTACTCCTAGGAGCATACCCAAACCCTTCAAAACTACACCCAGTAAGAAAGCCTGGGGGGTGTGATCCTTCTATTTCGAGGTTCAATACCAATCCTCCTTCGGGCCATGTTAGACTAATTATATTATTTCCATACACATTATCTGGAGATACTGATCCAAATTCTAGTTCTGAGTTAAACCCATAAGTAGTAGTTTTTACAGTAAAAGATCCCACTGTTAATGTTATCCCTTGCATAACATTAATCCATGATAAACCAGACCTTCTTCTCACTCTATTGGTTATCACCCATGATGAGCCTGATCTTCTTCTGAACTCTTCTATGTGGACCCATGATGAACCTGATCTTCTTCTTATGAATGACATTATATCATATCCCCTATCAAAATATCCATAGATCCCCATTTACATGACCTCCGTCTGGCGCAGAGGGAGTTCCTGATTGAACGTGTATTCTGGGTATCCTAACGTTAGCAGATACCAGAGTCCCGTTAGAGGCTATAAATAGCTGTCTTGCACCTGTGGTTATAGTAGAAGTGGGGAATATTCTTACGCCTTCTCCGCTGTGTCCAGCAATGCCGCTGTGCACACCGTTCACGTTTTGAAATATAACTGCGCCAGTCGTGCCAGTAGTAGTCCTGTTGACTGTCAGTCCTTCCCACGCACCATCATGGTCAACGCGGAATCCTGAGGTGATAGCTGCACCGCGAATACTCCCGTTTCGAACAATATGAAAGTTTTGATTAGAAAATGTTCCTACATGTGCAAAAGGAGCGTTTGGACTTCCACCTATACGTATATCCCTAGTCCCTGCAACAATCTGAAGAGAGGTATTGGTAAAACCACTGTCTACCAGTGCGTTGCCATTAACATGAAAAAAAGCCTGTGGTTCTGTTGTTCCTATACCAAGTCTAGAGTCAGGCAATATGAATGCTCTTCCGTTATCCCTGGACCCAATTACTACAAGATCGTCATTATTGTCATTGCCTATTGTTATAGCAGGATTTTCACTACCATTACGTGTAAACTTAGCAACACGGAAGTCAGAACCTTTAACTTCAAGAGGGGTCGATGGCAGTGTTACACCTATACCTAAATTATCATTGAATGTCTTTACACCATCTATATTTTGGTTTCCACTTGTTCTAACAACAGTATTGTCTACATCTATCGTTCTATTTTGGTTTAATAGCCCAGCACCAGTCAGACCATCACCAGCAGTTAGTGTTACTGCTGGTCCAAAGTTACCTTGGATACCCTGTCTTCCTTGTGTTCCTTGTGCACCAGTAGAACCAGTAGAGCCTTGTGCACCAGTTGGTCCTGTGTTACCGGTGGTACCTTGTGAGCCGGTGGTGCCTTGTGCTCCAGTAGCACCGGTGGTACCTTGGTTCCCGGTGGTTCCTTGGATACCCTGTCTTCCTTGTGTTCCTTGTGCACCAGTAGAACCAGTAGAGCCTTGTGCACCAGTTGGTCCTGTGTTACCGGTGGTACCTTGTG